TTAGTTGTCAGTGGTGGTTAGTTCCTCTTCTATGATCGCCTTGAACTGGTCAAAGCTATAGCATACATAGTATTTATATCCGAGTGCCTCGGCTTTTTGTTGAAAGGCTTTTTGATTAGGGGTTTGCTTGTTTCCTTTGATTTTCATCTCTATGTAAATTATCCTTCCATTAGGGAGCAATACGGTTAGGTCTGCGACCCCTGCGAGTACCCCCTCTGCCTTGAGCCTTTTTGCTTCTACGGGATTGCGAGAACCTCCGTTAGGGGTGGCATATATGACGTACTGCGGATATACGTATCTGAAATATCGCACGCACATTTGTTGTAGTTGGCTTTCTTGGTACATGGGATTAGATTTAGTTGTTTGCAAATACTTCTTTTAAGATTTCAGTAGGATAGCTCTTTACAAATCCATATTTAGCATCGTACTCACTTCCCATGGGAATTTCTCTTTGTATGCACAATTTAGCCGCTTTCTTACCCATTGAAATAGCCTGTTGCAGGGGTACTCTTCTTCCTACAATATTGCTATATCCTGAAATAGTGAAATAATCCTCGTTTTTGGTGGTTATCTTGGCTTCTATTTTTGTAAGGCGCTCGTTCTGTAATGCTATCTGTTGGGCTTGTACTTGTTGAGCTTTCTCTAAAGCTATCATTCCTTGTGCTTGCGCCATTAATAATTCTCCTGCTGTCATTGGTTTGCTTCTCTCCTCCATGCTCTCCAACCACGCTACTACATGCCTGCGGACAAACTTACTCTCTCTTAATAAAACTTGTTTTCCTTGTGTGATAGTGAGTTCAAACATAGGATATTCCCGCCCCCGTTCATTCTTGTATTTTGACTCCAAAATTTTTTGGAGTGAGATTTCTTCTTCAAATTCATCTCTGATAATAGAAAGCATGGTGTCGTGTCTTAGTTCCGTTTCCTTACCTTCTTCTTTTCTGAATAGGTTAATTTGTTCTACAAGCTCAAGACTTGTAATTGTTTTTCTACTTGTAATTCCTTGACGGATGGTTATTAAATTCTCCATGTTGTCTTTATTCCTTGTTAGTCTATTCTGTTAATATTTATCAAAGCGCAAAGATACAAAATATATTTGAATTATCATGCAATTTTTTTATATAACAAATTGAAAGTGTGTAACATTTGTCACACGATTTATAGTTACATTTATACTTTCAAATGTAGGTATAAATATATTTCATTTTGTTAATTTAAGGGTTAGCGACCAGTGATTACAAGGAATGCGCTGGTCGCTAATGATTTATTCATACATCACTTTTAGCCCTATTTCTTTAGCTACAGCATGCTCAATTCTTGCCCCTTGGCTATCCTCCCAACCTTGTAGCATATATATCCCCTCACAATCTATAAGGTTGATGATGTCTTTGGCTATATGCTCCTCCCATGGTGCTGTTTCAGATAGTCCGTTACAGAGAGGGTTGGTAACCTCGTGTCCTAACGCTCGGAGGGTTGTGGCTACCTTGTCAAATAGGCGACGTACATAGTCAAGGTCTGTGCCGCTGATTTTTCCTGATAGGTATATCTTCATAGTTGTTCGTTTTTATAGGTTCGTATGAGTGCTTTTACAAGGGCTTCACGAGCTTCATTGTAATCGTCAAAATCACCTTGCCAATCTAATTGACGTAGATTAGACTTTGTAATCACAAAATAATAGTAATTACCCTCATCAAAATGAGCGTGACTCTCTAACCTAATGTAACTTTCAAACCCTTTCTCTCTGAACCACTCAAATACTTGCTCATGAGTAGGGAGTGATGTAGTACTTTCATCGGTATTGTAATCGTAATATTCAGGACAAAGTCTCTCCTCATCATCCGTAGAGCATTCTATTCGATGAAAGTACTCGTGCCAATAGCAAAGACACTTCTCTTTAAACCCTATTTCTTTGAGTTGTTGGGCTATCTCCAATGAGACGAGCCAAGAGGGGTAGTCGTTATTTTTCATCTTTGTTGTTTTTAGGGTTATTCTTCTGAAAATTCTAAACTGTCAATTTCGTAGGTATAATGGAGTGGTACTCCAGCAACGCCTACATCGGCAACAAGTTCTATTGCTTCCCTGTAGGGGTGATTGGTTAGAGGGTCATCATCTTCACTATATACTATTTCTTCTTTGTACATAGCTTGTAATTGCTGTGCTACTTTTTCAGAAACTTCACCGCTAAATCTAACTTGGTACGTTACTGTTATACCTAATTCGTCAATTGTTACTTTTTTATTTTTCATCTTTCACAAATTTACCGTTAATCATTTTTCCAGTTCTGTTCTTGATTTCGTTGTAAGCGATGTTCAGACAGACTTCTAAGGTTGTATCTTCTGATAAGGCGATACATTGGAGACCGTTAAGTATATGCTCTATCAGATAGGAGTATAAATATAGTTCATCTTGTTCATATTCTGCCTCAAATAGTTCTGACAATATATTATTAGCAGATATAGCGAATGTAGTTTGTGTGATATTATAAGGGGCTTTCATCGGATATACTTTTTCATAATGAAAAATGAAATCCATATTTTTAAAATAGCAATAGTTAATAAGGCAAATCATAGTATCACCTATCGCATCTTGGATAGCTGGTTTGTCATTGTCATAACACGCCTTGATAAGCTCGCCAACTTCTTCATGGGTCTTAAGGAGTTCATCAAAAGGCGTTAGCTCTTCATAGATTTTTCTTTCTTTTGCCCACTGATGAATGAGAGGTACGAGTTCTTGGATTGTTTTCATTTGCTGATATTTTTAGTGTTAATAATTTCTCCCAAACTAAGTACAAAGTATGTTTTGCCTTCTTCTGCGCCCCATTCGCTCTTTCCTATGCCTTGGGTGATACTTTTTAGTTTTATTGTAAATTGTGGGGCATTGGTAGCATACCCATTACGAAAGATGACCTTATCGTATGTCTTTCCCATAAGCCGTTTTTCCCAGTAAGGTTTGATTTCTCTGTATTCTTCCTTCTTCTCTCCTGTGAGAATAAGGTCAAACCAGTTTTTCGTGAGTGTAAGGTGTAAATTCATCTACTATAAATTTTAATTGTTTTGCTATTAATTCTACTATATCCACGGTTACAGCGTTACCTATGAGCTTATAGCGTTGTGTCTTAGCAATAGGTTTTATTGTGCCATTATAATCGCCATATTGTGTCCAGTTATCTGAAAAACCTTGCAAGCGTTCGCATTCTATTTCCGTGAGGCGGCGCATTCTACTAATGGCATAATTACTATTATGCCTTGTTAGAGCAGGACTTATTCCCCTTTCATCAAACACTCTATTTTGTTGATAGGGTTGCCTGCCATTGGATTCCTTAGACGGATTTAGCTGTATCACTGTCATGTCTGAGTGTAACCCTCCTGAGTGTCCGCCACCTGTGAGTGTAGCTGCAACTTTGGGGACTATATAAGTATCATAACTCCCCATCTTGGAGTAGCGGGCTGTTATTGTTCGTGCAAGTGAAGTTTTGAAATTTCCACCTCTCCAACCTTTTTTCCTTGTCTTTCTGTCAAGTAATTTATCATCTTTTCCGATAGGAAATACTCCTGGGATACTTCGTCCTGCAAGATGTCCGATAAGGTAAATCCGCTCTCTATTTTGGGGTAAAAGCCAGCTTGTATTAAGCAATTGCCATTCAAGTCTATAACCCCCAATGTGGGCAAACGCTTGGATAATCGCCCAAAAGTCTGCGCGAGCGTTTGAGGAGAATGCTCCCTTAACATTTTCCCAGATAAAAACACTTGGTCTGATGTCAGTAATGAGGGTAATTGCGTGCTGGATAAGGCTACTTTTGGCTCCTGCGAGCCCTGCACGTTTTCCAGCAAGTGAGAAATCTTGGCAAGGCGATCCGAAAGTGATAATGTCAATGTCTGTAAAGTCTCCTCCGTGAAGAGTGGTAATGTCTCCGATGTGTTTTGCATGTGGAAAATTGTGTTTATAGTTTGCGATTGCGTGTTTGTCTATCTCACTAAAATAGTGCTCTGTAAACTGGTAGCCTGCCCGCTGAAAACCGAGCGAAAAACCTCCAATCCCACTGAATAAGTCAATGATTTTCATGTTTTTTACTTAATTGTTCCTTTCTCAAGCCCATGCAATAGGAATAGTAGTTAATATTCACTTCATTATCAAGAAGGTAATCGTACCATTGTATGATTTTACCCTTGGGTTGGTTACTCTTGAGGTCAAAGTATATATCCGAGAGACTGAAGAAGTAGTCAGATATTAGGAACATATCTACACTATCATTACCTACAGAAAATTCATAGCTTAAATCGTGTTTCTCACAAAATTCCATAAGCAGCCTATCTACGGCTACCTCAAAGGCTCTTAATGGGGTGTTAGTTTGTTTTTTCATTTGCTTTTTGTTCTTTTTTCTTTTTATCTACGTCGTCCATGTGTAAATACATTATCTCAGTTATATCGTTTGCGTATGCACTGAAAGCATTGAGTAGCTGCGGGTCTATCTTATTGACCTTTTCAAACTCTTCTACTACTTCGTTGTTTTTCTTCTTGCATTCCATAAATACCTGTTTAAGTCTAAACCTTGGATAGCTTTCATCAATCATGTGAAGTAATTCACTGGTAGCTTTGCAATAGGATAATGCCATAATCATATAATGCGCCATGTACTCCCGCTTGAGAATTGGTTTTACTTGATTTTCACGATAATCAGCAACGGCTATCTCCATGAGGTATTTGGCTTCCTTCTCTGTGATTTGCAGCCCGCGGGCTCTTAGTTCTGTTATAAATTTTGTACTTTTCATTTTAAAAGGGTGTGTTACTTTTAGGGTCTATTTTTGGCAAATTATTTTCTTGTTGTAAGAACGAGTTATATTGCCCTCCTCGTTCAAAAAATCGCATGTACTGTAGCTGACATCCAGTAATTATTCCTCCTGTTGTACCGTTGCGAAACTTTGAAATAATAACCTCTACTTCATTGGTTGTAGGTGATCCATCCTCCCATTGTGGTATTCCATAATATTCAGGGCGATAGAGGAATAGTACATTGTCAGCATCCTGCTCTATGGCTCCTGATTCTCTGAGGTCTGAAAGCATGGGGCGCTTATCTGCTCGTGTTTCAACCCCGCGGGATAGCTGGGATAAGGCAATGATTGGTATGTCTAACTCTTTAGCCAACCCCTTGAGAGTACGGGATATTTCACTAATTTCTTGGTCTCGTGTGCGGCCCTTTTGGTTATTACTAATGAGTTGTAGGTAGTCAATGTAAATGATTTTTACTTTTCTTTCCCTTACCCACTTCTTTGCTTTGATTTTTAGAGATAGTAGTGTAAGAAAGGGTTCATCATCAATATACAAGGGCAGTTTATTGAAAGAAGGACGGAGGCTTACTGCAACATCCATCTCACTTTGTGTAAGTGAGCCAAAAGCCAACTTGTTGCTATCTATCCCTGAGTAATTGGCAAAGAGCCTTGCCGTTAGTTGTCTTGCACTCATTTCAAGGGAGAATATCCCTACAGGGTAGCCTAATCGTGCTTGATGCAGAGCATCACTAAGAGCGTATGCTGTCTTTCCCATGGCAGGGCGCCCTGCTATAATGACAAGATCACTCGGTTGGTAGCCATTGAGTTTAAGGTTTATGTCTCGTACAGCAGTAGGAACGCCTGCACGCTCAGATTTGGGTTTAAGGACTTCTGTTAAGTAATCTCCTATATCCTTGGGTTGTTTGATAGACAACCAATCAGAGACCTTATCAAGCTCTTTGTAGGAACTATCAAGCAACTCGAATATGTCAGTATCTTCATCGTAGGCATTGTCTGCGAGAGTATTTCCTACCTCAATACTCTTGCGTTTAACGTACAATTGCATAAGAAGCATGGCGTGATATTGCATGTGAGCTGAAGACGATACCTTCTCTGTGAGTTCCACAAGGTAAGCCCCTCCTCCTGCTTCTTTTAGTTTTCCAGTCCTTTGTAACTCCGATCTAACTGTCATTAAATCCACAGCTTGTGAGGATTTGTACAAGGAGAGAATAGCATCGTATATCAGAGCATTTTTGGAATTGTAAAAAATATTTGTCCCTTTAACAACCTCTACAAACTCTGACACTCCTTGCTGTGTTATTAACATACCTCCAATTACAACTTCTTCCAATTCAGGGTTGTTAGGTATTTGTTTATTTTGCATTTCAAATATTTTTTAATAAATGATTTCATTACCATTCTCATCAAAGCGAATGCGTTTAGGAGCTGTGGTTACAGGGGTATTTTTTGCCACTTCTTGCCTTTTTTTAAGCCAGTTTTTAAAGTGTGACCTGTAATCTCTCACTTCTTTTAACCGTTCTCCTTGTAACTCCAAATGCTGATTAAAAGCCTCCAATTGCTCAGAAATCATGTTTTTATCAATTACTTTTAGGTTTTTGATTATTGCATTACAAAGATTCTCGTCGTTTAAATAATCACGTTTTAATTCGCTGATTGATTTTATCACTCCGTTATCAGATGAGTAATATTTTTTCTCATCAGTGATGGCGGAGGCGTCTTTATCATCATTATCATTTACATTTACATTATCATTATCATTAAGCGATAAATTTGTCGCTACCCGATGATTTTGTCGCTTAGCGATGTTTTTATCGCTACCCGATGATTTTGTCGCTACTGCGATTTCTTCAGCTTCTTCGAGTGTTAATTCTTCTGATAACACCTTGCCGTACAATTCTTTATTCCATCGTTTGAGATTTCCAATTCTTCCTTGTTTGCTTTGCTCTGTTATCTTTTTTTGGTAACTCTCTGAGAAAGCATCCAAATCCATTTTAATAAATTCAAAAGCCATATCGACTCTCTCATCTGTTGAGCCTGCATTTGCCCCGTTCTCCACATAGTTAAATAACATTTTGAATAAAACGCCTGCCTGCTTGTCGGACAATCTGTTGATTATACTTCCGTATTTAGTTTTAAGGATAAAAGTATCTTTCATAGTAGCTTGTCTTATTGATTATTATCAATCTCGTTTTTTATTAGAATGAATATTGCTTTTGCCGTTGGTTTAAGGGTATCTGTATTATTCACTCTATTAAAGGCATAATCAAGAATTGCCATATATACTTCTAATTGAATTTCTTTTGATAAATCCTTGATAGCATAATACCAACTTGCTTTAAATTGTAATACTTTTCTTTCCATGGTTTGTTATTTAAATGAACATTTTCTCACTAACTTTGCCCTAAGCCCTCTCCTAAACATTACACGTCAAGTACAAGCGAGGGCGAAGACAAAGAATGAATGAGTATTTAAAATAATTTAGGTTGCAATTGCATAATCCTTTGTTTCCCTTTCTCAAAGTATTCCTGGTCTATTTCGGTAGCAATACCACACATACCCATATTGTGCACCGCTTCCATACAACTCATACTTCCTGCAAAGAAGTCGGCTACTACTATTTCATTGAGAGGTTTGTCTTTGGGGATAACCAATGCTAAAAGGCGTTCTAAGAGGCGGACGGGTTTTTGAGTGGGGTGTATAGCTTTGTAATGGTCTCTACTATGCTTAATAATACTCTTTTCATTGAACCCATACTGTATAGATTGCATCACATTCACACAACGATCACTATCTTTTGTCTCTTTAGACGCAACGACATCGAAGTTTGCTGTTCTCTCTTTATCTCTATCAGTTCTAATAATACTCTTTTCATTAAGCCCAAACTGTATAGATTGCATTACGTCCACACAACGATCTCCCTTTTGTTTGTCTTGTGTTGCTATCGTATTGTACTTAGTAAAAGTATCACAGTCATACCTCTCTGTTCTAATAGGAGTATCTGTTGGTATTTTGTTATTTTCCAAAAACTCCAATACAGCATTAAGTGATTTTGTATTCTTAAAAGTAGTTTTGAGCCTTTTTATATCAGTTACAATACTATCTATATCATTTTTTTTCATTTCTAAGTAAGGAATTTTCACCTTATTAATTACCCCCTCCTTTTTTGTAAGTATGGATACTGTTTCATGTATACGAGACATAGGCATTAATGGACTTGATACATAACTTTTATCCCAAATCACCTCCTCTTTAAATACAAACCCCAATCCGTCTAACATTGTATTCCAACGGTAAAAGGAAGTACCCCTACCAAACATCACAATAAAGCCTTTCTTTGTAAGTAACCGCTTACATTCGGCAAAGAATTTAGGTTCGTCAAAAGGGCGTTCCAACTTTTGGTTTTTAAGGTATAGATAAGGCGGATCAATGCAAATTACATCAATACTCTCATCGGCGAGGGTTGCCATTACCTCTAAGTTATCGGCATTGTACATCTTAATTTTATCCATTGATTTATCCTTTTATATTTCATTTTTGATTTGAAATTAGAGATTTGATAAAGATTGCCGCGCGCTCAATCTCCTTTCAAATCGGTTGTTTTTTTATTGTTTGAATAATTCAGGGTTGTCGTGAATGTTTCCGATTACTTCTCCCCTTGTAAATTTACTCATATTCTCTGCTATGTAAGGGTCTCCAATAGTTCTTAAATAGAATAAATGGGCATCTTCATAATCACATACAACTTCCCATATTTTATTACAGAATTTGATAATATCACCCTCATAAATTTCTTTGTTTCCTATAGTGTATACTCCAGAAAATTGTCCTAATGTTTCAGGTAATATTTCATTTTCATTCAATCCGTTGAAGTCAGCATAATCTACAATGTAATGAATTGTATAACGTACTGATGTCTCAATAACTGGACTTTCTTCTTCTCGTATGAGATAATATCCGTATACCCATTTTCCTTGTGGAGTTTTACCTCTGAACTTTATAGTTCTTATCTTTTTATCATAAATATTCATTTACTTTATGTTTTTAATCTTAGACCCCGCTCACGGATCGAACGTGAGTGCTTTCCTGTCGGGGTGTCCTTCTAAAGAAACTAATAACTTTCCTCCTCCTCTGGTCTTACTATATACTCATGGCAAAAGGCGTGGTCAATTACGGCTTCTATCTTCATTACCTTGGCCCCTGTGCTTTCATCTACAAAGTTCTCAGGCCATTTTCGGTAGAGTGTCTCAGCTAAGTACTTATCCTTCATCTCAGATAGGTTAGAGGTGGTGAGGATCTCCTCCTCAAAACGATTAACGGTTTCTTTCATTGCTTATTTTCTTTTAAATCTTGCTTATTTACTTTTTTGCATTGGTTTTTAGTCAGTTAGAAATGATTTTTTGCCTTGCTTAACGAGGGGTGAAACTTGCTTATTCCTCATCGCTTATTGGTTCAGGCAAATCTAATCCGAAAAAATCCATACATAGCTGCCTGATTTGCTGTTTAAACTCCTTCTCCCATTCGTAAGTGGTCAGCTTGGTGCTGCTCTTCGGTACTCTTACTACCTCCCCAGTGGCAGGATTGACACGCTCTTCATAGTTACAAGTTGTCTTTAACAGCGTATGCACTTCATTAGGATTGTATAATTCCCCCCACTCGTTATAGATAGCTGTCTGTATGAGTGGTATCCAGCAAGCCCAATAAAAGGCATTTTGTTCATTGCTCCTTTTCTTGCTACGCCTTTCAATGGTTAGGTTGATAGGCAAGCCCTCAAAGGAGCCAATCGCACGAGTTACCATTTCTCGGTTACCTACCAGCTTGCCGTCTTTAACGGTAGTGGGGATTGTTATCTTCTTCATTGTCTTTGAGTAATAGATAGAGGAATATAGCCGTTACCATGGCATGGGTAGCTTTGGTATAGTCCCTTAGAATTATCAAGCTAAGGACATTAAGGGCTAACAACAGGACAATCATTACTTTTGTCATAATAAAGGTTTTGCGATTTCTAAGAGTTCTTTTTGTTCTTCAAGGAATTTTTCTGCTGTTTCATCATTTTTAAATATGAACTTGTATGGTTCTGTTTCTTTTAGTATTCCCCATACCATAAAATTGTTATCACAATCCAAAGTAACAGAAACACCCCTTTGTTCCTTATCCTTCTTATTAGGGTGCCAACCTTCATTGTAATAGTCTCTGAGGAATAGTAATCTCCTCAGCGCTTCAGCAGCATCGGCTAATTCTTGCGAAGGATAACCTTTATATTCTTCCTTATCGTATTCGCTTTTAGGTTCATAGAGTCTCATCGTTTTTTTCCACGCTTCCTCAAAAGTTGGTACAGGTGCTCTTTGTTCAAAGCCTTGAAACTCTACTTTATAAGGAATCGTTGAGAGAGTGGAAGTTTCACAATTGCAACCCCAAACATTAATCATATTACCTTTTTCAGTGTAAAAGACACTACTTTGCATACATAAAGGTTCTAACCTATATTTTGAAAAGAATTTAACCTCTAATTGAATTTTATCATTTTTATTATGAATTTCTACTATTTTTCCATCTATGTCAGGAAAAAATACTTGGTCATAGACTTTCATTCCTACTTTAAATACTGTTTCCATTTTTTCTTTATTTTTAAGTTACTAAAAAGGTAATCCATCATCTTCCTGATTGTCTAATATTGCAGGGTTCGGCTCTCTCCCATGGTTATCAAACAGCTGCGGTTGTTGTACCTGCTGTGGTGCTCTCTGTGGAGGAGGTGCAGGCGCTGTTTGTGCTACTGGCTGCTGTGGTGCCTGCTGTACGGGCTGCTGATTGGCTACATTAGTGGTCTGTATCACCTCAATTTTCCAAGCTTCTATGGTGTTAAAGTATTTAATCTCTCCTTGTGGGCTTGTCCATTCTCGCCCGCGGATATTTACATACACTTTCACTCTTTGTCCCACTTGCAAGCTGTCTAATAAGTCGCAACGCTGCTGTGTAAATTGAATGATGATCGTTTGCGGGTATTGCTCCTCTGTTACTATCACCAAGTCCCGCTTCTCAAAGCCGTTTTGTCCTATCACCTGAGAGGGGAATATTTGCTTTATTCTTCCTTGTATTTCCATTGTCTTTTACTTATAAAAACTTCTACTTTTATGCAGTTCTAATACTTCACTGCTTTCCTTTCTGTTTGCCTCAATAAACGCACGTGCCTGCTGTATGCTAAGGTGTGTTTTGATGCTGCCATAAGCGTGCGTATATTCGCCGTTGGCTCGTGCTTCTTCTATTGCTTCTTGTATGTACTCCTCGCAATAGTTATGCTCAATAGCATAGAGGTCGTAGCCTTTTGCTGTGATACCCTCCAAATGTACTGTATCGGTAGCGTGGAATATCTTTTGTCCGTTGGGTAGGAAGATCCGCCAACCAAAATTAGGCACATCGTGGTACAGCTTTATAGGTGACACCTTGAACGCTCCGTAATCGTATATCTTACCCACTTGCAATACATCTATATTCTTGATACATGGTAATTCTTCTAAGAGGAAATCACCGCAAGCTACCCGCAATGTTGGTCTTTCAGCTTGTAACCGCTGCAAAGTGCGTATTTTTAGGTGATCGCTGTGCTTGTGGGTAAGGAGTACTATTTTCAAAGAACGTTTGACTGCTTCTAAGGCTTTGAAGGAAACGCCGCAATCTACCATTATTGCATTGTTGTATATCACGGCATTACCATTGCTACCTGAACTAATGACTTGTGTTTGTATCATTTTCAAATTCTACTACAGCTATTCCATTGACAAATAAGGTTTCACCATAGAGTACTGTTTGCTTTTTTGATTTTGCTTTATACTCTTCTATATTTTTTTTAAATATATCTATAGCCTCGTCTTCTGTTACAGCTTCTATTTCTATTATAAAATCTTTAGAATAGTGCTTTCTATGTATAATCTGGTATTTCATATATCTCCCATTTATTTTCTGTTAGGTTATATACCCCTCGTGGGAAGTACTTCAAGTTAGGGCATGTGCCATATTCAAGCGACCATTTCAAGCCGAAATGTTCAATCATCACCAATCGTGGATCCTCGGCTGTTATCTTAATCACACAATCTCGGTCTAAGGTTTGCCCGTTAAAACGATATACATGTGATTGTCCAAGGGTAAAATAACTTGTTCTCATACTTACAAGGTTTTAAAATCAACTTGTTTAGGGCCTTCTGAAGGAGCAGGTGCAGGAGCAGGAGCTACTGGTTCTTCTTGACTTGCTACCTCGGTAGGTTCACTTTGTTCAATGATAACAGCATCTTGTACATACCTACCTGTTTGCGGATTGTCTATATAACGCCCCTCGCTGTCTGCTTGGTCTTTCTCTATGGCATTTTGCATCTCTACTGATAACACCCCGTAGCGATTAAGTAGCAATTTGAGTACTGTTTTCTTTGCCATGGCGTCAAATTCATTCCTCCATACACCCCTAAGCTCACCCGTCTTTTTATCCATGCCACTCTGGGAGTACTTACTTACGTGTGCCTGCACCTGCTCAAGGCTCATATATAAGGACTGTTGAAACCCATTTTGTAGCTCGATATAAGCCAAATAACCTATGACTTTGCCTTCAGGATTTTCTCCAAGAAATTCAGTGTGTCCAGTGAATTTGTTGCGCTTAATCTCACCTTCTCGCACCTCGCAGGTGTTAATGGTTCTATATTGACCGCTGCGGATAGCCAACTGAATAAAACCCTTATATCCCATTTGAAATTGTGGGTGTACTTCTTGGGTCTTCCAATCCTTGTAAGCGATAACATACGCATACCCTAAGTTCTTGTTAAGTGGCAGGTTAAGGGCTGTGGCATTCAATGCACACTTCATAAGCTCTGTATTATCGCATTGTAACAGCTCTTTGTTACTATCTGAAAGAGCTAAGAGGTTAGATACAAACTCTGATTTTCTTGAACCTAATGTCTTTGTTAGGAAATCGGCTGTGGCTTTTTGATTAAGGAAATTACCTAATGTTAAGCCCTTTTCTGTAGTGGTTACTGCTGTACTCATTTTGAATTGTATTTAATGTTATTAATATCTAAGAATTGGCGCAATGCTCTAAGTTGTGTCCTTGTACCTATTAGTTCAAGTGTAACATGTATTATTTCTTCTTGAGGAGCTGGAGCAGGTACTTCTTGAGGAGGGGCGGGTACTTCTTGAGGTGCTGGAGCTGGTACTTCTTCAGGTGCTTGCAAAGGAGCCGATTCTTTTGCCCTTGCCTCGGCTACTAACCTTGCTTGCTCAGCTGCTGCTCGTTGCGCTTCAAGTCTCTGTAACTCGGCTTCTCGTTGCTGTTTGTGATATTTTGCATTGTTAATAGACCTCATTACATCAAGGGTTTGCTTGTAGTCTGCGAGGATCTCCGCCTTATATTCGTCGGGGTCTGTTAGGCTTTCAATAAATTCAAGGCTCTTAACCACATTGTCAATGTTAGTGTTTACGATGTCTTTCAAACTCTTGTCACTATCATTTAATCTTATATTCAAGCAAAGCCTTTCAAAGGGGAGGAAGTCAATATTGTTAGCCTGGCATAACTCTGTAAAATAAGCCCTGATACGTGCTTCTTTGTCTGCTTTTAGCTTTCTGTCAAACTCATCAATTTTCACTTTAAGAATACCATCGGCTTTCTCATATTTTACCTTGATAAAAGAGTTGTACGCCTTCTCAAAAGCCTCATAAGGTGCTACTACTTGCTCTTTGATACGTTTGCGCTGCTCTTCAAAGTCTTTCAACTCTTTATTGAGCATTGCCCTTGTGTCCTTAACAGCTTTCTTGGTGTCCTCTGTTACGAGTTGTTTGTCTAAATCAAGCGCTGCGATACGCTTGTCAATCTCTTGCCCTACGCTTTCCAATCGCTCATAGACGATCACGGGGAGTTGTTGTACGGTGATTATGTTCTCATTCATTTTTATATAATTTTACTTGTTACTTATTCTTCATATTGGCTTAATCTATACCTGAACTCTGCCGCTATATTTTGCCTTGCTACATCTATATAGTTGATATAGTCGTTAATAGGTACTTCACGGGTTACTTGGCTATCAATAGGAAGGGCTAAAAAACCTATCACTCTATCACTATCAGCCCCAAAGCCCCATATATGGTGCTCGTCTATTCTGTCAATTTGCAAAAGCCAATCGCCTATTTCATAGCATTTGCCCTTTTCTACTGATGTTTTCATTGCTTTTGTTTTTTATCGTTTTTAATTAGCTGGAGGACTTCTCCATCGTACAGCCCATAGCAATCATTGCTGAACCTTACCTTGACTATCTCAAGCCCTTCGTTATTGACTATCTCTACAATCACCCCTACTTTGCCTTTTTGATTCGCGGGGTCTTTTGGAATAAAAGGACTTACCCTTACTAAATCACCTATTTTCATAATTACCATGTATAAGATGTTGCATAATCGGGGTATATATCAGTTTCTTTATACTGAAACTCTTTATTGGCTCGATTGGTGAGTACTGTTGTTAATATGCTTTCTTGCATTTCGGTAACCTTAACCTCTTGGAAGTTGATGTATATATGCTGTATCTCTACACTGTGGCTACTTGCATTATTGTTGCCCTCGCAATGAGTGGTTACATCGTAATAGATAGCGCAATACCAATCATCTGGGTAATCATCTTCTGTGATAAACTCACAGCTGAAAGACCTGTTACTGTCTTCGTGCAAGTCCAATAAATCGCTGTAATAATAGCGTTGCTTGCGTTCTTCATTGAGCACACGCTCAAACTCAGTATTAGTCATTGTTCTCATCGTAGTACGTATTTAAGTTGATTTTCAGTAAGGAGCTTGTGGAGATGATCTCTACATTCTTGAGGTATCAAGCAGTCATCATATAGCTCTTTCTGCTCGTAGTTTAGCTCACTGTAACGGCGCTTGTTGTAGCACAAATAGCCGTCAATCACTTGTAGTTGCTGGTCTTGCACTTTTTTTGCTTTTCGCTTGCAAGAGAAAATTTTTTGAAGTATCTTTGCCATCGTTAAAAATTTTGTTTGTTATACCACGGCCTCGCAATCTTGCGGGGCTTTTTTTATAGGTCGCTGTTTTGTCTTGCTCTTTCAAGTTCAGCGTAAAATTTACCCGTGTAATCTGAAATATCAACGGTTTCTTTCAGTTTTAGTGAAGACTTGCCCCCTTCCACAAGGGCAAGTTCTTCGTTAAGGCTAATAATCTCGCTTGCCAATTCTCTAACCAGACCCTCTAAGGAGAACTTGAGCAATGTTATTCGCTCTAATCTTCTTTTCAGGTGTCTTTTTAGCTCGGTATTATTCATAACTATTCTACTTTAACTTCGTCAATTGAGTACCCATAACTCTCATAGAGCGGCATTAGATTGACATTTAATAAGGTGTTACTTCTTCTTCTGGCAGACTCTCGTATTGCTGTCTGTGTCTTTTGCATTATAAGTGCTATTTGTAGGCTTAATTCATTATTAGTTAATATCTCATTAGAGATAGCCTCTGACAACTTACCCGTAATGGTGCGTTTTTTTTTAACCTCTTTCATTGCTAATTAAATTATATTTACTAACTTTGTTGCGTAAAATGTTACTCATTTTTCACGATGCAAAGATACAAAACATTTTGTAAAGTACAACACAATAAGTAAAGTATCTATGTTAATTAATGTGTTAAAGTTTATAAGGTGTTGATTTTGAAAAAGATAAAATAATGAATTTAGAAGAATTTATCAAAGAGAGTATAAGTAATATTGTTAGAGGTGTAGAGTGTAGTCAAAAAGAATTAGAAAATACCAATGCTGTAATTAATCCATCAACAATCAATGAAAAGGGGTTTATTGATAGTAGAGGAAGAAGGAAAGTTGTCGATGTACAATTTGATGTAGCTGTTACTGTTGAAAATATAGACGAGGGTAAGAAAGGATTTAAAATAGCAGTTGCAGATATTCTTTCTTTAGGAGCTAATAGCCAAGAAAAAACGGCTAATCAAGTAATTAGCCGTATAGCGTTTGAAATACCTGTATTACTACCAGTGAGAGACAAACTAACAGAGAAAGCAAAAGCGGAAAATAATAGGAGTTTGGACACTTTTGCGAATATGGTTTAGAAAGTAGTGTTTGAAACCTCCTCAAAATCAGATTTTAAATTAAGGTTGTTTTCCATTACCAGATTATTGGTATTGTGTAATAGTTTTTGTTTAAAATCAAAGGAAAGGTTATTATTAACGATTTGTTCAACTACCTGCCAGCTCACTTTGTCTCTGCTTGTCAAAAAAAGGGCTGTTTCAAGCTCCTTAATATAGGAATGTAATTCTTTTTCTGTCATAACAAACGAATTTTTAATTAAAGCACAAAGGTATGGAAAATAATTCAGATACACAACAAAATGTAAAGCAATCTATCCCTATCAATGATAGATTTTTAGAAGTGCTTAAACATTACAACTATTCAGGATATAAACTTTCTCAAGAAACCAATATATCCCAGTCTCAAATAACTCATATTAAAGGCTACAGAAATAAAGTTAGCGATGATGTTATGAAAGAGTTGTTGAAAAAATTTCCTGAAATCAATAAAGACTGGCTCCTCACTGGCAATGGCTCCATGCTCGTCCCACAGATAGAAGAAGCTGTACCGGAGGAGGAAGAGGAAGAAGACGATTTAGTATTATTCCTAAGAGACGAGCGCAAAGGGTATGATATTACCCTGACTGATATTTATGAGAAAACACGTATCCCCGTAAAAACGCTTAAAGAGGTACAACAAGGTGTAACAGAACTATCCACAAAGCAAAAGAATGTTTTATCTAAGTACATAGAGGAAGCAAGGGAATACTTTCGGGAAGGAGAGGTTTTAGGATCTCCTGAGGGGGAGCCAACAGGTTATTATTACCCTGAAGTATATGCAAAGGCGGGATTTGACTTTTTATCACTCAGTAGTGAAGTCAATAAAATACCTGTATATGTTCCTAACTTCGGAAGAGACGTGCTATTTATAAATGTTTATGGGGATAGCATGTACCCCAAATATAAATCAGGCGATATTATAGGAATAAAGCCTGTGGATTATGTGTATTTAGTATTTGGACACCCTTACGTGATTGTTTTTAACAATGACGATATAAATATCAAATATGTACGAAAAGGTTCGGACGATCAGCATGTGCTATTAGTTAGTGAGAATGCAAACTACGAACCTCGTGAGTACCCCCTTAGTATTATCCGTGCATTTTATGCTGTGAGAGGAAGTTTTAATAAAGAAAGAATGTAA